AGATTGAACTCCGTGCCTCCTCCTGTGGTTCGGTTGAAGTTAATCAACTGCCATGCAATCGGAGTGCTGCTATCGTACATATAACCTTCGGTGCGGTGAAGCCAAAGCGACAAATCAACAAACGGAGTGGCTGATAAGAATGACCCCGTGAACGTGATACCGTAGTATGACTCAATCGCATCCAAGATAGCGGTCACCTTGATGGCAGGCTTCAGCTCGTAGTAACGAATGCCACGCCTTCCTGCTCCACCCGTATGGTGGGCGATATTGTTTTCATTGTCCGCACCCATACCTGAACCGCTTTGGTAAAACCAATTCTTTACGGGACTCATCAACGGATAAAATACGGGAGCATACGTGTCCGTAGTCAAGCGGTCAAATACCGCAGTATCGGTATATTGGTGATTGTATTCCGAAGGGAACGCTACATCGTATAAGTAGTCATCACCAAAGATGTCAGACAAGGTAACCAAGTCCCCATAGAACGTGAGTGTGTAGGCGTAGGGTTCAGTTCCTTTGAGCTGCACGTTCTCAATCTCAATCACCCCTGTGCGGAACGGCAATGAGTTTATTTCAATTCTTGCTGCCTGCCTGAAGCGACCATCAAACGTATTGGTCACACTTGTGCTTGAAGCACCTGCGTTCCAAGCCGTATTCCAAGCATTCCAATTTATGCCGATACTATTCCAAACGGGGCTGCCGCCCGTTTCGGTAGTTATCTGCGAAGCCGTGATATTGGCGTTGTAGTAGTGCTGAAGTATCTCGTTGTTTCGTGGGCTTGCAGGGATGGTGAATCCTTGCGTGAAGTCCGTGAACGTCTTGCTGATGTCCTGCACATTCTGCACCGACAAGTTGATGTTGATGTCCTCATCATCAAACAGATCAAGCCGAAAGTCGTTGACGTAAATATCTACCTTGTTCATCGTACCAAACTGCGTTCATCAAATCCGTAGGTGAAGGTCATCGTGTAGTTGATGAGCTTTTGGTTGATGTGCTTTTGGTATTCAATGCTACCACGTTCAGGAACAACGCTCACCCAATTACTACCATCTAACACCGCAACATACTCGCTCATCAAAATGTCCTTGATGGTTTCATCGTAGTCCTGATCCACGAAGCCCGTGTTGAGAGTTAGCGTGTTGCGAGAGTTGACATTGAATGAGGTGTACTTGCCCACCTCAAGCGAAGGCGTGGTGAAGCCATCGTTGTAGATGCTCTTTTGGTATGAGTCCTGCGTGAACGTACCACGCTCATCGCTGCGCTTGAAGAACGTGATGAAGTCGGCTACACCGAATCGGTTGATGAATGCGATTTGGTATGGCGTGTATTTAGCCTCACACACCACGTAGTAGCGTACTCGTGCAATTTCAGTTGGCTCATCATCCGTATCTTGAAGGATGACATCGTAGTAGCTTCCGATTCCGTTATTTGCCTGACCGCTTGGCTTGACATCCGCCTGAAGGTCGGGATTGTTATTAAGGTTAGCCGTACCAACGCCTGCGTAGATTACAAGGTTCTGCGTGTTATTGGATGCTGCGCTTGGAGGTGTCGTGCTTCCACCTGCATTTGTAAGCAAAGCCGTTGCTCCATTCTCCCACGTGATGCGGATGCTGCCGAGTTCGTTTGCTGCGCTATTGTAGATACCTAATACCTCGTATGCTGATGGCTGCACCTGTCGGTCACGACTCGTAGCAAGAACCGCTTGGCTTACTGCCGTAGGTGCGATGTTGGTCATCGTAGCCCATCCATCCGTAGTTAGGTAGGCAAGGCTATTTGAGTTTGACCATACTGCCGTATCGGGTGCTGCTCCGTTATTGGAGTACGTGTACGAACCAAGAGGCGCAACCCACAAGGCTTCGCCCTGCGGACTCTGCATAAAACCGATGTCATTCCATACGCTGAAGTCGTGGTAGAACTCCGACCGCACCAAATCGCTCACCTCAAAGTTGATGACCTCGTTGATGGAGTATGTCTTATCAAGTGAGTAGTTTGCCGTGCCTGCGGGCAGCGTCTTTGCTCCTGAATAAATCTTGAGTTGCAACGTCATTGCATCAAGTGAGTCGTTCGGTAATGCATTATTCTTGCCCGTGATAAACTGCGGGCTGCGAGCCATTGATAGGCTGCTCGGTGTAGATACTACGGGTGTACTCATTTTTTCTTTAGAAATTCTTTGAAGTCATCGGGGGTGAGTGCGTATGCCTCTACCAATTCAGCAGGCAGCTTTTGGAATGCGAGGTTGAATGGGCGTGAGTAAAAGAACGAAGCAGGTATTCCCTTTTGGTATACGCTTCTTGCGATAAGGAATGCCGTGCTATCGTAGCTCATAAACTTGCCGTTCTTTTGGCGGAACTGAAAGCGTCTTGCACGTACCCACTTTTGCATTGCTTCCGTAAGGCCACCCTTCTTTCCCGTGCCTGTGCCAAAACGGAATTGGCTACCTTGTGCTGAGCCATAGGTGCTGCTCTTTCCCTTTACACCGCTATCTTGGAACTGCCCATACTCAAGCATTGATAGTACTGCCGTGAAGGACTCACCACTCTTTGATGCAACCGCAGTCCATTCAATAGAGTCATACAAATCCTTCGTTACGTTCTTGCGTTGGCGGGTGAGGTTAGCCCTCGCCTGCTGCACCACGTACTTTCCGAACTTGTCAAGCACTACTTGTATGCGCTCCTCCCGTGTCATTAGCAAACGCTGATCTCGGTGTTAGCAAGCAGCACATCAAACGTAGCAGTCCATCCCGCAAGCAAGTTCTCAAAGCGTTCCAAGAACGGAGTACAGGTGGGGTTGCCGTCTAATTGGTACAAGTCGGAGTACAAAGTACCTCTGCGTAATTCGGTCACCACATCGTTGATTACTGCGAGTTGGGTGTTGAGTATGTCTTGCACGTTAGAAGTGCCGTAGAACGGCTCTGCTTGCGCTCGTGGGTTCTCCTTCGTGTCATCTACCAAGTCCATACAAACGAGGCTTACGCTCATCCGTACAATTTGCCCTTCAAACGATGCTTGATTTATGATGATGTGGCTAAGAGGGAAGATGGTCTGCTTGTTGAGGTCAACGTCAAATAGGTCACCTGTGGTCACCACATTGACTTGGCTATTGGCCTCAAGCGTATCCTTGAGTTTGGTGGTGATGTCGTAAAACTGCCTCATCGTATTGATTGTTTAATTAAGTCGCTTTCAACTTCTTGCTTTTGCTTTTCAAAGGTGAGGAACTGAAGGCACTTGTGTAGCTCCAATTCAGTGACTCCTCCAAACCTTCTAATATCTCCTTGAGCGAGTTGATAGATGGTAGAGTACCATCCCCATCGCTTAGCGAATTGGGCTTGCCTGCTGAACTCGTTTTCTGATTCTCCTTCTCCAAATAGCTCAGGGTAGCCTGTAACAACTCGTTCCCTAAACGATAAAAAAAAAGCGATGCTGCCATTACCACATCCATCGGGGCTTGCTTCATCAGCTCTGCATATTTGCTTGCTGACTCGTATGGCTCTATTAAGTATCTCTCGCCTACTTGCTTGGTGATTGGTCGGTACAATACCGCCATCGTGTTGTGCAGGTTTTGGATGTCTTGGATGTAGGTGTCAAGGTCAATGAACTCACCGTAGGTGATATTGTCAATCTCAGGTATAAACCCGAACTCTTGTTTGCCGATTGTGAACATAGGCTTCAGCTTGGGCTTCTCGTTGAGCATCTTGTAGATGTGGCTCGTTACGTTGCTCACATCCTTGACCCGCACGTTGGGCAAGTCAGCAAGAGGCAACCCACAAAAGATTTCAAGCATCTTATGGGTAAGGAACTCCTCATCGCCTTCTAACTTAACGAAGCGTTGGTATTGCTCAAGCGTAATCTCGCTCAAGGTGGTGGGTACATTGACCTTTAGTTCCATCTAATAAAATAACCTTTAGAATTTAACGTATAGCATAGCGGCCGTAGTTCGGCTTGGATAGCTTGTTGTATGTTGCGTAGCGCATAGCATCTATGGCGTGGTTGAATGCGTCTATGGGTTTGTTTAGAAGGTTTCCGTTCTTGTCCTCTACCCATTTGTAGTTCTGCATCTCTTTGATTAGGTTGCTGCTTCGTGGGGTAACGAATAGCTTGTGTCGCTTCAGGACGTCAATGCCAACTATGACGCTATCTGCGCCCTTCTGCGTGGATTTTACGTTCCATCCCATACGATGCAACTCCTCAATAGATTTGGGTTCAGCAGAATCAGCGTATACCTCCGTGCGCCTATCTATGTTTAGGTCTTTTAGCCTGTTGCTAATGTCGGGGTTTGTGAGTCCCGTTTGGTAGATGAGTTCATCCGCATACAGATTATCACCCGACTTGTACACCGCAACAAGCGAGGTGGGGTCGTTGGTGTAACCGAAGTCCATACCATAGGCGAGCAGGGTTGCATCAGCAGGTATCTCGTTCATCCCGAATTGGAAGATGGTGGCACGGCTCATACCACGCTCACCTAATCCGTAGATGCGCCAATAGTCCTCATCGGTTGTTGCGAGGCGTTCAATCTCCGCTACGATGGAAGCATCCAAAAAGGGATTGTCCTTGTAGGTACTTTGTATATACGTTACGTCATCACGGGTTAGCAGCCTATCGTATATCCAATGGAATGCATCTGATGGGTTGTAGTCAATCCATATCTTGCCTGTGGTACGAACCAACAACTGAAAGAAGTCCTCCCAAGATAGTTCGTTGGCCTCGTTGCAGAATAGGTAGTCACGTCTTGCTCCACGCTTCTTCTGCGGTTGGTCAAGCGAAATGAACTCAAACAGGTTGCCGTTGAGGGTGTAGGTGTAGTCGCTCTTGTTATGTCGTGCCTCATCGTACAACTCCATATTGCGGAGTATCTCAAAGAAGTCACGGTAGGCGGTCATCTTCAGCGATGGCAGCGACTTACGCACAATAGAAAAAACCTTCCCCTTCTCTTGCATTGCGATGACAATAAGCATCTGCAAGATGGAGTAGGTCTTTCCTGATCTTGAACCGCCTTGATTGACTACTATCCGTGTGGGTGCGGTGTAGTTCCTTTCAAAGAGTTCACTTGTCTTGACTTGGAGTACGGACAATCTCTACTTTGATTTGGGTGAGTTCATCTGCTGCTTCGTGGGAGTTCTCCACCCGTGCGAGCTTGGGTGTCGTGTACTCCGCCATCTTGTTCAGCAGGTCAAGTGCGCCCTTCGGGTCATCAGCAGCTACCTGCGTGAGCCATAGGGTCATATTCTCAAGATTGTCTTCAATGAGGTTTTGGAATGCCTCACGTATTTTGTTGGTCGTTTTGTTTGTTGCTCCCTTCGGTTTACCCGCAGGGTTGCCACTAACTCCTTTTTCAAATGCCATTGTAAAGCCTTGTATTTTTCAACTAAATAACCCGCTTTGACAAGTGGTGGTTATGGACTGCCTTGAGCATCTCTTTATGTTGGGTCTTGTCCCCGAATGCGTTGTGGCATTTGCGGCATAGAGCCATTAGGTTTTCTATGGTATCCGCCTCTTTGCTCCCTCCCATACCACGTGCCTCAATGTGGTGGATGTCTACGGCCTGTGCTTGACATACCTCACAAGGAATCCAATCGGTGATATCGTAGCCCATTCCCTTCAGGTAGACCTTTGTGTGGTTCTTCATTTTTGGTAGAGCCAACAGTCATCAATGAACGTGGCGTGCGGTAGCAGTTCATCTACGGCTTGGATTACTCCTTGCCAATGTTCGTGGTAGTCATCTCCTGCTATGTAGCCTCCCTTCTTTACTTTGGGAAGCCATAGTTGAATATCCTCCTTTACCGCCTCATAGGTGTGGGTTAGGTCTATAAAGACTACGTCTAAGGATTCGTTCTTGAATTTCTTGGATGCTGCTTTGGATGTTGCTCTGATGGCCTTGTACTTGCGCTCTCCCATATTCTCAACGAACAGGTCATAGATATCTACCTCCGTTGCGAGTTGGTGCGTTGTGGTGAGTTCGTTTGGTGAGCCTTTCCACGAATCAATGATGGTGATGTTTTGGTGTGTTGCTTTGTCGCATAGGTAGGCCGATGACTTACCGAGCCAAGCACCGAGTTCTACGAATGATCCTCCCTCAGGGACTTGTGATAACAGGAAGTCGTATGCTGCTTGGTGGTTGAACCACCCTTGAATCTCTTTGTAGGTTTTCATCGCAGAGCGTTGTAGTAGCAAAGGTACGAATCCACGCAGATGAGTGTTCCTTGCCGTTCGGCAGCAGAAGCGAATAGACCATCGGCCTCATAGATATTCTCAAAGCGCAGCTTGGGTAGGTGGTATGGTTTGAACATATAGCAAGCGGTGTCTATGTTTCCGATTGTTGGTTGGTCGGTAGGGCGAAGCCTTCCCTCTTGTCCCCACGTTACGATTGAGGAGTCAAGGTTATGGAGGTTTGACCATTGCTCGTTGAACTTTGGGTGCAGGATGTTATCATCATCCAAGAAGTATACCCAATCATCTTGCG